TGTATTAGCAAATACTGCGATTGTGTTTGACACAGGTGAATACCCTGCACCATAATTTGTAATTGTTATTGCTGATAATACATTACTTGTAAACGTTAATGTCGCAGTAGCGTTTACGGTTGGCTGCACTGCGCCTGTTGTTGTAAACACCCCTGTAGTGTTAGCAGTAATTGCTGTAGTGTTAGCTAATCTTTGATATCCGTTACCTGCATTTGAAATAGATACAGACCCAACAGTGTTTGCAAACGGGAGTGCACTTCCTGTAACAGTCAATGTTACAGCTGCGTTACCGAGATACCCCGATCCTGGGTTATCAATAATAACTGTGCTAATTTGCCCTCCAGAATAAAACTGTTGGTAAATAGCACTTTGCACAGGTAGATAGTCATCGGTTAAAAATCTATTTCTAAGCGATGGTGGAATAGTGTAGAGATATTTCCATACATACCCATCAAGATATGTTTCTGGGGTATATTCTGAACCAGATGGCTCATACAGGGATGGTCCATCGTTAGAGTTATCTAAGCACTTATATACACCATAAGAACGATTCATTACATAAAAAGTAGCTCCCTTTATACTCGTAGCACCTGACTCCGCAGGTGAACTTACAGAGTAATTACCATCGTATTGATCATATACAGTATTAATAGTCCAGTCTCGTCTAGGAACAACGAGAGAGACGTCAGTTGGGTTTACCTTCTTAACACTAAGAATTCTATTACGAGTGTCGTACTCATACGCATCCGTAGCAACTGGTGTACTTGGTGTATACTCGTTAACCCAGGGTAAAATCTGACCGATAAAATAATAGTAGGTTGATCTACCAGTTATAATATCTTCATATACCGTCTCCGCCAACGTTGTGTGGAAGGTATCTTTTAGTAAAAAAGACATATTACGATATGCTTACCGTCCATGTAATAACGATAACGTCTGCAGCACCTTTGGTAACTGTTGAGAATACCGTTCTGCAAAGCATTGATCCAACTCCAGGGTAACCATTAAAAATACCAGCTTCTGTAAGAGCACCAGTACCAGTACCTGCTGGGAATGTAGCAACATATGTTAGTGTGTTTGTAGATGCAGTAGTAGAATCTAATGCAACATTACCAGCAGCTACCACAGCACCAAGTGTTGTATCACTAATAGTTGCTGCAACAGAGCTTGTACCAACAGCCATGCGGCTCATTAACGGGGATGTATTACCAGCCATTCTAGATGCAATGACTGTTTTACCTGCTGTTACAACCAAATTCTTAACGTCTCTTGTATCTTTAACGTTACCAAACTGATCTAACAACACTATGTTTAATTTACCTGTAAGGTTAATTGATTCAGTGAACATGTTTTTTTCCTTTTTGAAATATCTATACTAGCGCAGTAACTGTACCTGCGTATGTAAAGTCTGTGAAATATGTAACGTCTGTGTAATCTGGATAGAAGAGGCTTGCCTGCTCTGTTATGGTTACAATGCTATCTGTATTATTTATAAGCTTATTAAAGTTTGTAGACGCTGCGTCTACCATTATAATTTCATCAGTTAGATTTTTCTGACCTGATAATTGTAGAGTTTCTATTGCAATTGTCTGATCTGCAAAAGCAGGATTAGTGTTTATCGATGTAGCTTCTGTAATAATAGCATTATCTGTATAAGCAATTGCAATCTGTTGATTCACCAGGGTATCTATTGCGATAACCTGGTCATTAAAGAATAGCTTGTATGCAAGGATAATACTATCTGTTGCAGTAACAGCATCTGCAGTTGGTTTATTAAAACTTGATGCTGATGATTCTGTTACAGAAACTTCATCAATCGTATTCTTTCTAAACAACAGTGTATTAACATCTGTAACTGTAACAGCATCACTTACTGCAAGACCTCTAATAAGTGAAATTGTTGCGCTTTCAGTAACAACAACACTATCTGTAGGCTGCTTGTTCATGTTGTATATCGAAGCATCTAGCGTTGTAAATGCATCTTGTAAGTTTGTTACTACTGTTTGTCTCGAAATAACATTTACGTTTGCAGCTGCATTTATCGTTGCAGATAATACTCTGGAGTTAAATAACCGCTGACCGGCAGGGTGTATTAGTTTACTTACAACATCATAAAAATAAGTATAATCTAAGCTTGATTCTGTTTGATATGCGAATGGTTGATAAAGAATACCATCTGGTAACCTATTCACATCATCAGATAAGAAGCCTCTACTTGAAACATATTTGCCTGGATACCTAGCAATAGCTCCAATTTGCAATACAATTTGAGCAAGATTTGGATCAAGAGCTTCAGATACATTACCACCAAGTACTACATTTAAAGAGGTTGCTGTTGTTGGCGCTATTACATTATAAAGCGATGTGCCTACTACGTATTCCGTTTGAAAATAACGCCCTGGGTCTGTTAAAAAACCAGATGATGATTGAATAGAAATAACATCTCTAAAACCAACTGTTGTTGAGTTAAATGTCGCATCAGATCGTGAAGCGCGGCCAGACGGTGATAAATTTACAGTTACTGGAACACTAAAGTTATATCCAAAACTTAAAATCTTTAACCCGGTAATACCCCCTTCACCATTAACTGATATTACTTGTACCTGGGAATTAACTGCTCCTGCAATGTTAATGTTAATAATTTGTGCTACTCTAAAATTCTTCCCAGGTATTAATATAGCTGCATCTGTTGTTGTACCAGATATCTGCCCGTACAACAACACCCCATCTTTACTACTCACAGTAACACGATCACCTACTTCATACGGAGCAAGCTCTACATTTTTTAATACAAATTCATAAATATCTGCCGCTAAGTATTTTTTACTTAGGATAGATGTTTTATATGTAATCCCTGCTTTTGTTAATACAAGGTAACGATCTACAATATCATCGTAACTACCATTTAAGAGTTTTACGCGAACTGTGGTTTTTTGTTCCCATTCACCGTCTGATGCTCTGAGAACATTATCATACGGGTATGTTACATTAACACTTTCATCATATAGTAAACGAAATAATAATTTAAAATATAACTCACTACCCTTAGACTCGTATAAATCTTTTATTTTTTTAATAAACATTCTCTTATCAGCCAGGACGCTGTAAGGAACATCTTTTGTATAATTAGCTAAGAAGTAACTAACAAATGCTTCTGTAGTAGAATCAATATCGCTATACGATTTAGCATTCTGAACAATCTCAAGAGCACCCTGGTCTTGTTCAAGAAACCGATAGTAAACTTCAACGAACTCAATAAACGTTGTATAGTCGTTTTGAATAAATTGCGGAAACTGGCTTGCAACCAGTAACGAAATCTTTTCAGTTAATCTTGTTGTTGCCATTATAGATAGACTGCTGAGATATTAATCTCTGTTCCTGCAACTCTTCCGCCTATGGCGTTTAAGGTGTAATCATCTTGCACAAATATCTCATTTCTTGATACAGTAAGATTTCTGCCTGTCTCTTGAATACCGCAAGTAATAGCAAGCTCATCTACATTGGCAGGAAACCCCGTTGGGGTAATTCCAAGTATGGAAATTATACCGTTTGCATAGTCAACAGAGCCTATGTTTTGACTTATAACCACGTCTGTTCTCGCATCAATCAATCTTAACGTACCCATTCCATTTAAGTTCGGAGGTGTTTCATTAGGTAAATCTGCAAGTTTTACAAGTGCAGTTGTTGCTCCGTTTAAAATATAAAAATAACTTGAAGTTACTTGTCCTGGTTGAATTGCGTTTCTATACTTTAATGATGTTTCAGAATTATAAACATTAGTAGAATTAAGAACTACTTGTAATCTTTTTTGTAGCTTTTCACGAACATTAACACTTATAACCGATGTATTAATATCTCTTATATTATTAATAAGTTTAGATTTATTATACGTCTTATTAAATTTTTGAAGATCAGTAGAAAAATAATTATCGATAGCTGTTGTTACATTTGTCTGTAAATCACTTACAGTCATTGTAGTCATTGTAGGGTTGTAAGTTATATCAACTGTAAGTGATATGTAGAAATACTCTGGGTCAAGAAAAACAGTTTGAATAGCAAGAACTTTTTTATTCTTTAATATATCAGAAGCTATTGCAGCTTTTGTAGATTGTGAAATGGTATAACCTGAATACGGCTTAAGGGATATCATAACCTTACCGTATATTGGAGGGTCGTTATCTTCTCCGCCCCATACAGTAATTGATTCGGCGTTATTATAATTAGCTGCTATAAGTGTTTCATAATCAGCTGCAGTTACAAGTCTATTACTTGCAGCATTAATTTTAGGAGCATTAAACTTAATAGATGTTATAGTTTCTTTATCACGACCACCGTTCGATTTTGTATTAACAGCTACACTTGTAGATTCTGAATTACCAATTGATCTTACTGCGCTAAATGATTGAGGTATTTTAGTAGATATGTTACCAAGTGCAGCATTTGTTGCAATTACCTTAATATTAACAATATTACCCGTTGTTAGCAACTTACCAAGTATACCATCTCCAAAATAAATTTCATAATTTTCTCTTGCGTTTTCTTCTAGGAAGAATACTTTTGATGTAGCGTCTAAATTTGTAATATCTGTCGCTAGGGTATAAGTTGTAATTGACAGATCTGATGCTGAATTTTGAACCGTAACAACAAGTGTTGAAGTATCAATTGCATTATTTACAATTTCATATTTTTGCTCTGGGCCAGTTGCACTTACAATAAAATTGTATTGTACCAATGAACCTTCGACAACATCTACACTAGAAAAGACATAGGATGAATCGGTTCTATAAGCTGTTTTTGCTTCTTTAGATAAGAATGTATAAGCTACACCACCAATGCTTGTTGAAAAAGGAGTATAAGCATCCATTGTAAGGGTGCTTGGTAGCCCTGGGGGATTTATAGCAGTAACAGTAAGATTTGCAATTGCACCTCTTGCAGATGTCGGAACATAACCAAGATGCTTAGCTATTGAAACAGCAGATGAACGCTTAACAGCTGAGTCAAGAAACATTTCATTTACCATCATATTAGCAAGATATGCATTATAATGGGTATTGTATGCGAGTATATCAAGTAATACAGAAAGACCCGAGCCTTCAAAATCATAATCTGTAAACTCGTTTTGAGCTGTGAGATATGCTTTGAAGTTAGATTTTATCTGATCAAAGTCTAATTCTGCTATTCTTAAATTTGCCATTATTCTATCTTACTCTGGAAATTGCAGTTGTTAAAAGTATAGGGGTATCTGAATTGTTAATTTTAAAATACACGTCAATATTAATATTGTTGTTATCTTCAGTATTAACGAGCTTTATTTCTGTAATTGTTACCCTTGGTTCAAATTTTGCTATTACATCTTCAATTGTTTTTATCATTACATTTCTTGTAATAGTATCATACGGTTCAAACAAAAGACTAAAAATCTGACAACCAATTTCAGGGTGAAATGGTCTTTCATAGTGCATTGTGGTAATTAAATTCCGCACTGCTGCCTTTATAGCTTCTTCGTCCACCCTCTTTGTCACGTCACCGGACACAGGGTTTACCGTAAAAAGCATGTTTATGTCTGAAAAAGTTCTTGTAGCCATGCTTATATTTATACGTTACCCAGCAAAGACATCCGAAGATGATTGGTCGCATTCATCTCCGTCTGCAACCTTATCACCTGACCTTGCTATTGCTTTTCCTTCAGCAAATACCGTTCCGCTCCCACCTGTAATTACCCGTTGTGCGTTTACATAATGAAAGACACCACCTTTATTATGTGTTGCAAAACTACCACCTTTAGTAGCAA